CTCAGGCGTGGTTTCATTTAATTTCCACACTCCACTCTCGTCTTTTGTGTACCCAAATCCATAAGGGCATGGCTCATACTCTTGAGTCATTACAATCCAAGCGCTTTTAAATCATTTACAGTTAAACCCAAAGCGGCAAGTTTTGTTTCTGCTGTTTTTTTATCGGCTTCTGCCTTTGTTTTGGCAGCCGTTTCGTCTGCCTTAACTTCTAAAATAGCAGCATTAATCTCTGCCTGAGTTGGTGCATCGCCTTGTAATTTATCCCACTTGATTGTTGAATAATCATCATTAGATAATGAAAACTCTGCTTCAGGATGAAGTTTCTTGATTGCTAAACCTAAATAATTCATTATGCACCAATTTCTAATAAAATGATTGAGGCTGTTTGGCTATTTTCTTGGAAAGTTATTTGTGAACTGTTAGCCGTTGATAATAATTTGGCTTGGGTTTTGTATGTTGTTGAACTAGTCGTTGATGGACTGTCCAAATAAGTGATCGTATGAACTGCTCTAAAGTTGCGACCATTCACAGTTGTTGAAGATGAGTCATAAGTGTATTCATAACCACCTGAACCAATTACATTAACAGCAGTTGCCCCTCTTAAAAGTTGATAACCAGCAGCTCTTTCACCCGAACCGACATAATTTACAAAGTTTTGCGTTACTAAAACTAAGATCTTTGAGGTTGCCGCGCTTGGTGTTATCGAACAAGATAATCCTGTATCAGTAAATGATGTTGATTGAATCAGAGTTGATGTTGTAGTAGTAGCAGACACAACTTGTAACACCTTACCGCCACCTGCAGGCGCTGCCCAAGTTGGCACACCACCAGCAACGGTCAAAACATTGCCAGTTGAACCAATGGCTAAACGAGTGTTTGTATTAGCAGTTGATGATCGGTATTCGATGTCGCCAAGCGTTGTCGATGGATTAAGCGCCTTGGTTGTTGTATCGATAGAGGAGCCGAGCGTGCGGATAGCAGCTGCGCCGTCCTTAACGAGATCGGTATCGTCCGGGGTTTCCCAGGAGTAGTTAGTTGTCGTTGCCATGTTTCTCCTTTATCAGGCTACTATTGTAGCGTCAATCCATTCTAGGCTAGCGCCTATTGTGTTCCATGTCTCGGCTGCTGAGACCCCATTCCAACGAGTGGACTGGAGACTGTAAGCAGTTGGCGAAACAGTTAAAGTTAAATAAAGCGAGTTATATCCAGCGCTGAAAGTCCAGCCCTCAACAAAACCCTGAAATTGACCATTAGTTATATTTGAAGGTAAATCAGTAATGTTTACTGGCATACCCATAAACACTTCTAATAAAGCATCACGATCACTATCATCAATTTCAGGACTGGTTATTGGAAAAGTAATTGACTTAAATTGAGCTTCTGGAAAGGCCCGCAAAGCAAGGTAAAAATTAGCCTGAGATATAGCATCAGCTGCGTGTTCAAGTGAGGTTATAATCTCATAAGCCTGTTGCCCATAGATTCCGATTGATTCAATATCAGTTGCAGATTGCTGAGCATTGGCCTTGTAGGTAATTGTGACGTTATTGCGAACATCTCCAGAACGCTTTGAGGTTCGAATACCGCGAGATAAAGCATGATTGCCAGTTAAATCAACATAACCGTTAGTAGCAAGATATTGGCTTCGATGAGTACTGTCGGCATACCCAATTCTGCCTTCTGAGTCCTCAAAGAGGTATCCCAATCCAGAAGTAGCCAGAGAAGATACAAGGCTGTAAATGTCAGTTGTGTTTGATGAGCGAGCAGTTAATTCATAATCACCTGGTTGGTCAATGTCTCCAAGTCCAGAGTTCTCAGCATTAGCCCAAGTCGTTGTTGCGGTGTAAGTATTCCATTGTGTGGCAGCTGGTACTTCATTCCAAGTATTAAACAGCGCTTGGCTCAAGATTGTGTAAATCTGGTCGCCGTCAAAATCCTTGCTTAAAACGCCCGTTGTAAGGGTTTTAGGCAGTTTAGACAAAGCGCCCAAGGCAACTACCTTGACACGCTCTGAAATAGCCGTAGATGACGCCTGAGTGACCTCTACGTCGATGTCTGTAACGTAACCACCAAAGAGGTTTACAAAAGTGCCGGTTGAGTCTTTGACCTTGATAATAATCTGATCATTGATGTCTATGACGATAGGCGACAAATCAAGATTAATTATTTCAACATTGCAATAACCTGCGTAAGGCTGAGAATAAATGTCTTGGCGCCCAGAAGTAATCGTGAGGTTGGCAAGAGTAAGGTTAGTGTAATCGCCTCCACCGTTGATTGTGACTTGCCATTCAGGAGTCCATTGACTCATAGGATAAGAGCCGATCCAACGCCACCGCCACCACGGTAAGAGGATTCATTAATAATCTCAACAATTTGGCGGGCTGTACCTTCTTTGTCCAAGGCTCCGGTTACATTGATGTTGTAAGTCGGACCTGAGGCAGCCATGATTCCAGCCAAAGTATTTGTATTAACTCCAGAGGTTCCAAAAGGAAATGCTGAAGCAGCTACTGCCGTTGATGCAGCTTTGGCTACTGAACTTGTACTAGATGTTGTACCAGATGTTCCACCGCCAGTTGGGCTTGAAATAGTAGGCGCTGTGTAAGTCGGCGTACTTACCTTTGGTGCTGAAACCGTTGGAGTCGTAAATGAAGGCTTAGAGATGGTTGGAATGTTAGGCAAGATTGGGATTGCGTTGTAAGCCTTAATTAAAGCATTGATGCCATCGATGGCTCCAGAGACCAGGCTACGGATTACGTTAATGACTCCGCCTACAATATCCACAACACCAGCAGCAATCTTGGCAACAAATGAAATTGCTCCACCAAGAGCAACAGTAAATACTGGCACAATGTAATCAACGATAAATGAACCAAGCGTTTGGAAAGACTCTTTGTTGCGGTCGATTGCATCCTTGATTGGGTCAAAGAGTTTTGCAAACTTTTCAAAGCCTGGTACGACTTTATTAATAATAATATCAATGAGTGATTGGATAATAGGAAGCAACTTATAGCCTATTGTTTCAACGCTTTCGTCAAAGGCTACTTTTAGACGATCCATGCGACCTTGGAATGTTTCAGCGTTCTTAGCAGCTGCTCCACCAAATAAATCACTCAACTTGGTTTGAACCTGAGTAAAGGACATAGCCTTTAATTCAGCGCTGGATAGTCCAACACCTAACTTGCCAAGAGCTGCAGTATTGCCATCATAAGCCTTACCCAAGGCATTTGCTACGCCTTCAAGTGGCTTGCCTGTCTGAGTTGAAATATCAAGAGCCAGAGCCAGTAATTCTTGAGCCTTGCTAGTTGAGTTTGTACTTAAAGCCAACCGAGCCAGAGCGGGACGAAGTGAATCATCAGCGACACCTGAAGCGCGAGCCATCTTGTCAATCGAATCTTCAGTAGCAGCAATCTGTGCTTTAGTAGCCCCGGTTGCGTTTTCTAGTGCCGAGGCTAATTTAACTTGGCTTTGTTCATCGGCTAGTGCAGCCTTAACTCCATCAACGCCAATCTTAACTGCGTAGGCTCCTGCAGCTGCAGCTGCTGCTAAAAACGCGGCACCGGCAACCTTGCCAAACTTTTCTAACTTACCAGCAGAATCCTCAACGTCACCGTTGGCTGCTTTTAACTTTTTATTAAGATCATCGACGTCAGCAAGAATCGAGAGTTTAAGGGTTCTATTACCTGCCATTAATCCCACTCCTTCAAAATCTGACTAAATGCTTCTTCCCATTTACGAACTAAATCCGGTTGGATTTGTCGCAAAGTTGGGTAGATAAAGTAACCGGAATTACCTCTGCCTTTATTAGGCGTACGCTTTGGGAACTGCTTAAATCTATTAGATCCAAACTCCATACCATAAAGTAAATCTAGAGTTGAACCACCACCGCTAAACTTCTGACGAGCAAAACCGTAACTGAACTCACCAATCTTTGAAGTTTTGCTTACCTTAACTCCATCAGCAATACGGCGAGCAGCAGTCCCTGAAACCGTACGAGTCGCTGCTGAAATCTTAATCTGTTGAGAAGCATATTCAGCAAGATTAGAACTTTCCTTTTTAGCAGCTTCAACGGCCTCATCTGACATACCTTTGAAAGCCCTGGTAATACCGCGTAAATCTGTTTTGTCATAAGCGATTTTGACATCATCTGCCATCACTTCGCTCCTTTAAGATTTCTATCGCGGTTAAAATGTCGTCTGCGTCCTCCCAGTATTGCATCGGTATTCCCGTCTCTATTGCTAGATTGACGAGAATCCGCCTTATGCTTCCTGGTTGGTGGCTTTTGGGCTATCATCTCCGACCGTTACGTCAGCAACGGTTTCAGACCATATGTCGTAAGACTTAATAGGCTTTCCAGCGTTCTCTCGCTTGTAAGCATTATAAGCCAGAAACATGAGATCCCAAATGCCAATCTTGTCATTAGCTTGAGAAATCGTGTTACCAGTTGCCTTCTCCCACTTTGCCCACTCAGGAGGCTGAGCCGTATAAGTTGCTTCGTCGCCTGAGTTATATGTAATTGTTATTGGTAGTTTCATCTAGTGCTCCCGTTTGTTAGATTTTAACTGAATGTGTCTGCTGGTGTGCCAACTACTGTTAGCGCCCAAGTGTCAGTCTGTGCTCCTGGAGCACCGCCACCAACTGTTGGGAATACTGGCAAGACGTTGCAAGCAAAGACTGCGCCAGTTACTGCTGTTAATGAAACTGCAAGAGTTGTGTTTGGGTTTGCATCAGCTGCAAGCCACATTGCTTCGAATAGTGATGATGTTGCACCCCAGTCAGCAAGTAACTCCACGTTAAGAGTCCATTGATCGTCTACATGTTTGTAGGCCTTGCCATCAAGTGTCTGAAATACATCAATCGTTGGTGAGTTTACGAGTGTAACGCTAGTTGTCTGAGCATCGTAATTTACTGTTGCGATTGTCAGAACCAGGTCGCGACCCGTGATAACTGTTGTTGCCATTGGGTTTCTCCTTATGCCGTCTGCGTATACCAGGTGGATACGCGTATGTCCGCGACTAGCAAGTTACTAGCGCCTACTTGTGTAACTGTTGGTCGGTCTACTACTTGGACATCGTATCCAACTGGTATAACCGCCACAACGCTTGTGATTAGTTGTTCTATATTATCGAGAGATGCCGGGTTACTGTTGTAAGCAACGCAGCAGGTAATTGTGTAATTTAACTTTGCTCGAAAGGTACTCTTGCCGATTGTCTCAAACTCCATGTATGGAGAATCCGGAACGCAGACAACAGCCGGGGCTGGGATCTGCTCAGGGACGTAACTAAATACGTTTGCTGCAACTCCAGATAAAGCTGTGGCAAGAGGAGTACGAACTGCTGAAAGAATAGTGCTCGGCATTACTGAGCCATTGTTTCAACATCGATGTAAGGTCCGAGTAGACCTACGACACGA